ACGCTCTGACAAGGAAAGGAGGAATGAAATGCGAAAGATTGCGTTGATGTTTCTGCTGGCCGCCTATGTCGAGTCTATTGTATGCTGGTGGATCGCTAAGAAATATTTTAAGCACATCACATGGTGGTATGGGCCGTACGTCGTTGCTTTATTGGTGCTAGGAACGCTATATTTTGCCCCGCAGATTGTAGGATGCGGCTAATTTCTTACATAAAGTTCGGAAGGTTTCGCTTGTATGAGGGATATTATCTGCCTGAATACTCGCATCAATCTCATCCAGCAAAGGCCAAAATTGCTCGGGAACGGCAGAATAGATTTCGCCGCAGGCTCGCCCATATTCTTTTTGGGTTTCACCATTGGTGTAGTTAATCAGGCCGCTGACGGCAGTTAGGTACTTTTCGATTACTTGCGTTTGGTGCAGGTAGTTTAGTTCGATTCGTTTCATTTTTTGCTGATGCCAGATGTTTAATCCTGTTGAGATGATTGGAGAGGCAATCGCAAGCAGAAGCGAGGCGCCTGCAAGACAGGCGGTTACCTGATATGTATCTATGAGAATCACGTCCTTTCGCGTTTATCATACACGAAAAGGAGAAGTTATGCAACTAATAGACCTGTTCGGTTAAGGAAAGGAGTAATGCATGGAAAATCTTTTCAAATTCAATCAAAGCGAAAAAGTAAAGATCTTCGTTGAACGCATTGTTGCAGAATGCGAACAGGAAGGTCTTACAGTTGCAGAAGCGTTAGCAGTTCCGCAGGCGTTAGATCGTGAATTGCTTTCTCATGTTTCGGCCATGAAAAAGCAGACACGATTTACTCGAAGTACTCTGCAAGGCTGAAATAGACCAATTCAAACGAGGAGAGGAGAATAGCAATGTCTGAAACTTTACGCGAGCTGATTGCGCTGGATCGGGACTATTTTGTCCCCGCGCAGGTGGCCGAAGTGCTGGGCATGGATGCTCAGGCAATCCGGATTCTGGGACGGCGCAGCCCTGAGCGGCTGCCGTTCCCGGTCATCGTGTCGGGCAGTCGGGTCAAGATTCCGAAGATCCCATTTTTGAAGTACATGGGCGTAGACGTAAGCGCTCTTACAAGTTTAAGTGTACCGCAAAATGGAGGAGTGAGCCAGAATGAAAACGAGCCGTAACATCTACCAAACCGCGCGTGAGCGTGCCGGAATGACGCAGGAAGCGGCATCCGACCGGCTGTACATATCGACCGAGAGCCTGCGCATGTACGAGACTGGTCGCCGCCGTCCGTCGGACGAAATGGTGGTCATGATGGCTGAGCTGTACCGCGACCCGGCGCTGGCGTACCGGCACCTCAAGGCCAGTCCCGCAGGTCAAATCCTACCCGAAGTGACCGAGCGGTCGCTCGAGCAATGCACCATGCAGCTGTTCCGGCTATTGCGCAATTTCGCCCGGGAGGGCCGCGTGGAGACGCTGCTGGAGATCGCAGAGGACGGCATCATCGACGACCGTGAACGCCCGATCTACAACAGCATCATGGACGAGCTGCGCGAGATCGTCGCCACGTCCCTGAGCCTGTCCCTGACCGGCGCAGGGCAAGAAAAAACGCCTCACCAGTTGAACCGGTAAGGCGTGTGAGCGTTTGGAATACACTCGATCTAGCAAATTTAGTGTACTCCAAACGAGGAAAAAAGTCAACAAAAAGCCGTAAAATCAGCCGAAAAAGGTGTAAAACAAGACCGGCTGGTCGCGGCGTGCCTAAATGGAGGAGTACACAACATGAAAACTGTATGCAAAGTCGTCGCCATCGTGTGTATGGTGGCCATTTTTGGACAAGTCGGTCGGTGTGATGCCGGGGATATTGGGCTGCTGGCGTGCCTCGTGGGCGTGATTCTGTGGAGCATGCTCGGCGCACTATTCCTCGCACTCACCGGCTGGCTGGAACATGTGAGGTGAGTGTGTGCAATACGCATTTGATATGGATTTAGCCCAGCGTTATGGCGTGAACGAGGCCATTTTCGTGCATCGCCTGTACTGGTGGGTGCGGGACAATGCGGCCAACGGCAGAAACTACCGCGACGGTCGATACTGGACGTATGACAGTCTAAACGCCCTGACCGAGATTTTCCCGTGCTGGTCGCGGCGACAGATTGAGGGCATCATCAACAGATGCCGGGAAAAGGGACTGATCCTGACCGCAGCTTACAGCCAGGACAAGCGAGATCGCACGACCTGGTACACGGTCACCGAGACCGTAATCCAGGCATACGAACCCATTCCGACCGCTTCCCCCAAACGGGGAAATGCATTTCACGAAATGGTGAAATGCAATACACCAAACGGTGACAATCATTTCACCGAATCGGGAAATGTATATAATGAGCAGTTAGAAGACCAGTTAGAAGACGAGAGAGAGGGCGCGCCCGCGCAGGAAGAACCGGCCAAATCGGTCGAGGACGGGCGCAAGGGATACGGTGAGTTTGGCAACGTCCGACTGACCGACGACGAGATTGCACGCCTGACCGCACGCTGGACACCCAATCAGGTCGCTGCCGAGATCGAAGCGCTGTCGGCCTACATGCAATCCAAGGGAAAGCGCTACCGCGACCACTACGCAACCCTGCTCAGCTGGCTCAAAAAAGACTGTCAGGACGCACCAGCTGAGAGCAGGAGAGTGAAAAAGCTATGAACGACGCTTTGTACTTAGAGGCCGAGCGCACGCTGCTGGGTTCGCTGCTGAACGACCCAGAATGCGCGGCAGAGATATTTCAGACCGTCCGTGCAGATGACTTCCTGCACAGCGATCACCGCGCTATCTTCGAGACCGCGCTGGCGCTGTTTTCCGACGGCATGAGCATCGCACCGGTCACGGTAGCCGGTCGCATGGGCGGGGATGAAGCGCTCAGACTGTGTAAGCAGATCGCACTCATCACGCCGACCTCGGCGGTCTGGCCGGAATACGCTGCCATCCTGCGCGAGGGCGCGGCGCTTGCCAAGGCAAAGGACAGTCTGGACAAAATGCAGCTTGCGCTGCATCACGGTGATGATCGCAAAGCCTTGCTTGCCCAAGCCGAGGCACTGGTGGGCGTGCTCAGCGAAAATGACGGCGCAAACCGCCGCCGCACGGCATCCCAGATGGCGCAGCGCTTTTTGAGCCGTCCGACCGGCGTGCGCACGTTCTTGGACTGGGGCTTTGACAAGCTCAACCAGCATATTTTCGCCGAGGGACGTGAGTACATCGTGTTAGCTGCCCGGCCTTCTGTGGGTAAGACCGCTTTTGCATGGCAGCTTGCCTCGTACATCGCCCGCACGCGGCGGATTACGCTGTTCTCGTTCGAGACCGACGAAGATCAGACCATTGACCGCATGATGACCGAGCAATCCTGCGTCGATTATGCGGATATCCAGCACTGGAACATCAATCAGGAGCAGATGACCAAGCTCGTGCGCGCGGCGCAAAAGTTCGGGCAAAGCAAGCTGGACTATGTGGATGCCGTGGGCATGACCGTCGAGGATATCCGCGCCTATATTGTTCGATACCGGCCAGAGGTAGTGGTCATTGACTATATCGGCCTGATCGAGCACCACGACCGCCGACTGAGCGAGTACGACCGGGTGACCGATGTCTCGCGCAAGCTGGCCATGCTATTCAGGCAGCAAGGCGTGATCGGTATTGTGCTGTCGCAGCTCAGCCGCCTGGGCGGCAATCGGGATGTGCCTCAGCTCACTGACCTGCGCTCGTCCGGTCAGATCGAGCAGGACGCAGATGTGGTCGCTTTCCTGTACCGCTCCATTGACATCAAGGACGATGATCCCGACCGATTCCGCACGTTGTTCATTGCAAAGAACCGGCGCGGTGTGTGCGGGGAGATCGACTTTCTGTTTGACGGTGCACACCAGCATTTCACGCAGCTCGAAACCGACTGGCAGACCATCGAGGTGGACGGGCAGCCGACTGCGATCAAGATGGACCGCAAGCGGGCAGCGCAGGAACAAGACCCGAATACATGGCATGATGTCGAGCTGAGCCAGATCCCGTTCCCGGAATTCCAAAAACAAGGAGGCAAGCATGCGCAAAGAACGTAAAATCATCCAGCTGACCTTCAAGCCGGCATCGGGCAGGGGCACGGTGACCGGGCACGTCATCCGGTATATCAAAAAAGGCCCTGGGCGCGGCTATGTGGTCGCACAGTACCGCGTCCGGCTCAAAAACGGCAGCTGGTCGAAACCCATCCGCGAGTGTTTCCCGGTCGTGAACGGTCAGATTTTGGATATTATCGGTCGAAAGACCATCATAAAACCCGTCAAGAGAAGGAGAAAAGCAAAATGCAAGTCATCAGTATCGTAAACTTAAAGGGCGGCGTGGGCAAGACCACGACCGCCGTCAATATGGCCTATGAACTGGCTGTCCACCATAACCGCCGGGTGCTGCTCATCGATGCCGATCACCAGGGCAACGCGAGCAAGTTTTACGGGGCGCGGGCATCGGTCGGCAGTCTGGCCGACCTGATTGAGGGACGCGCGGCGTGCTATGTCGATCTCGCCCAGCCAACCAACTACCGTAACCTGGATGTACTGCCGTCCGATATGAGCCTGCTGTCTGCCGACCTGTCGCTGGTCGCAGCAGGCGGCAGCGCACGCCGGTGCCTGTCCGATCTGCGCGACGCCATCATGGAGGACGGCAGCTATGACTGCATGGTCATTGACTGCCCACCGGCATTCACGGCGGCGTCGGTCAGCGCGATTGCGGCGTCAACCGACATCGTTATCCCGATCAAGTTGGACTACTACGCTATCGATGGCATGCGTGAGCTGGTCAGCCAGCTGCGGCAGATCCAGACGATCACCGAGGTACATATCGCGGGCGCGCTGATTACCCAATGGCGCAACACCGATGTCATCCGGCAGGGGGAGACCTGGCTGCGCATGCACGAGCCGTGCCCGGTGTTTCGTACGCACATCCGGCGCACCGATGTCGTGGACAAGTCCACTTACTGGCGCAAGCCGCTGGCCGAGTGCTCGCCCAGATCGGCGGCGACCGCCGACTATGCAGCTTTTGTCCGTGAATTTTTGGGAGAGGAGGCAGATGACAGTGGCCCGCAAATTTGACCTTGCCGCGCTGATGGGAGATGTGTCCAATTTGAACACACCCGAGATCGTCACCCAGCAGATCCCGCTGTCACAGATCGAGACGAATGACCGCAACTTTTACGAGGTCGAGGATGTGACAGAGCTTAAAGAGTCCATCGAGCTGATCGGCCTCAAACAGCCGCTGGTCGTGCTCGAGGTGGACGACACCCATTACCGGTTGATCGCCGGGCACCGACGGTATAAAGCCCTGACCGAGCTGGGACGCGAGAGCGCACCCTGCGTGGTGCAGCGCAATCTGACCGAGACACAAGAGCAGCTGGCGCTGATCCTGACCAACTCGACCGCACGCGAACTGACCTATCTGGAAAAGGCCGAGCAGGCCGTGCGGCTCAAACGGTTGTTTATCAAGCGCCGCGAGGAGGGTGCAGAGCTGCCCGGGCGCATTAGGGACATGGTCGCCGAGGCCATGCAGGAGAGTGCGAGCAACATCGCACGCATGGAGGCCATTGACAAGCATCTGGTAGGCGAGTGGAAGCGAGCCCTCAAGAAAGGACAAATCAACGCCTCAACCGCCTATGAGCTGTCCAAGCTGGACAAGGATGTCCAGAAAAAACTCAGAGATGAGATGCCATATCATGCCAATCCGAGCGCCAAGGTTATTAAGGCAGCGGGCGAGATTGTCCGGGATTATCCATTTGCGCCGCTGATTTGTCCGGAATATTATAACAGTCCATGTACCCGATACAAGGAGCGTGCTGCCATGGTTGCAGCCGGTACCTGCCCGGGCTGCTGTCACGAGTGCGACCACACAGAGGGCTGTCCGGCCCTGTGCGGCGTGTGCAAGAAGCAGATTACCGACGCACAGAGACAAGCCGAATTGCAGGAGGCCGAGCGCAAAGCCGACGAAGCATACCAACACTCAGCGTACCGGCAGGCGCAGCAGGCTATTATGGCATGGGTGCAGGATGAGCGTTTGGACGATGACCAGAGTTATACCGTGCGTACCCTGCGCAGCACTACCAACCTGAACCGTCGGATGTGGTTTCCGTCGCTGGATGAGCTGTTCGCGCTGGCGGACACGCTGGGCATCACATTTGCCGAGCTGCTTGGATTGACCCCGGAACTGCCGCCTTGTACATCCGAGTGGCACAAATACCCGACTGACGCGCCGAGCGACGGCGAGACCGTGCTGTGCCGGTATGGCCACAAAGGCAATTTCCAGGTGCTGATCTATCAGGATGAGACATTCGGTGAGCGACTGGGAAACGAATTTGTCTCCCTGCCGTTTGAGGTGAGTTATTGGACAAGAGCATATCCGGAGGCGTAGCCATGACATTGCAAGATTGCAGCAAGGATGAACTGATTCATTTTATCCAGACAGAGTGCCTTGTGCTAGATAGTCGACGCTTAGAGTTAACGGTGTATCAATACCGCGAAGATAAGTATTTTAGACGCCTTGTTGACGCACGAGAACGCATCAGCAATTTATATATACAGCTTGCCGGATTGCTGCCAGAAATTTCCAAATCCGAAGATGCAATAAAGCAAGCTAGGGAAATTTCGGAACAGATCAAACGTGAACAAGCACAGGCTGCACGCTATGAACAAAAATATCTACAAGCTCAGAGGAGAGTTGACGCATGCTTAACAAGGTAATTTTGATGGGTCGCCTCGTGCGCGACCCGGAACGACGCTACACGCAGGCCAATGTCCCTGTTACATCGTTCACCCTTGCGATCGATCGTGGTCGCAAGGGGCCGAACGGCGAGCGGCAGACCGATTTTATTGACTGTGTATCGTGGGGCAAACAGGGCGATTTTGTCAAGGAATGGTTTATCAAGGGCATGATGGCCATCGTGGTTGGTCGTCTCCAGTCTCGAAACTGGGAGGACAGAAACGGCAACAAGCGTGTATCCATCGAGGTCAATACCGATGAGGTCACGTTTGGCGAGACCAAGAAGGCCCGCGATCATGCGCACGGTAGCGATCCGGTGCCGGAGCTGCCTCCGGTCGATCCGGATGCGCTGGGCGCGGATGATTTCGCACCGTTGGACGACAGCGATGTGCCGTTCTGAGAGGATTGACACGCTGTGCTGGGACTGCAAAAACGCAGTCCCGCACGGCAGCTATGGGTGTAGCTGGTCGCGGCATTTTGCCCCTGTCTCAGGGTGGAAAGCTGCACGACGAGACGTTAAGGTTTCCAGCAACGGACGCAGTTATTATACCGAGAGCTATATTGTTTTCGAGTGTCCAGAGTTTAATGGAGGCGATAATATTGGATGATAGAGAACTGATCGAGGCATTAAGGTATCTTGTTGATTCCAAAAGTTATATTGCATTTCACAGCATGGAAGATATGAAATCTGTTTGTGAGGGTTGCAAAGCAGATTTTTGTTATCACGAAGAAGACGACGCGCACTGGTGTATCTATGAGGCATTAAACAGAGCTGCGGACAAGATCGCAGAATTGCTCGCCAAAGTGGAAAAGGCAGAACGAGAACGGGATGCGATTTTGCGTGATATCAGCGGGATCTGCTATCTGTGCAAGAATGGAAAACCGTTCAAATCCTCTCGTGCGCTCTGCACTTGTGAACATTTTAAGAGACGGGCGGCGAATAGAGAGCAAAATTGCCCGCATTTTGTCTATCGAGGATTGGAGGGCTGAGGCTATGACCGTACAGGAATGGCAATGTACACACCATAAATGCGCATGGTGTGTACATTGTGTTCGGTATGGATACCTTTGGGTTGATATTACCTATGTATGCAAAGCAAAAGGCAAACGGGTTAAGCCATCGTGGCCTAGACCTTTTTGCAGATTGTTCCAGATGAGTAAGGAGGACTGATTTATGACCATCCGAGATGCGATTTACAAGTTGGAGGCGTTGTGCGTGCTGGACGGTCCGAGCTTACAGACGGCTGTTGACATGGCAAAGGATGCTTTGCGAGAGGCAGATAAGCTTGGCGGCCTCGACCGTTTGCGCGAGCTAGTGCAGGCTGACCGTGAGAACGACATTTTGCGCCGCAACACGCCGATAAGCATTTATCCTGACGACGATTCGAGCGTAGAAGCATGTCCGACTTGCGGTAGCGGGGAATATCTTTATAACGATGATGGGGATATTTGCCGATACTGCGGACAATGCGGTCAGCGCCTTGATTGGACAAATGATTTTTATGACCGGATTTACACACGATTGGAAGGGGGAGATAGGAATGGCTGAGTATATCGAGAGAGAAGAACTGCTCGACGCAATTGTTACGTCTGAGAGGCTGCCCATGAGCGCTTTCCAGATCGGGGTAGCCGTAGCACGAAAGATTGTGAAGCATTTCCCCGCCGCCGACGTTGCACCAGTGGTGCATGGACGGTGGTTGCCGGTTAATGGACATTGGGGGCCTAAAATCGTCAGGCGCGGATATCAGTGCAGTTTGTGCGGACGAATCGAAAATCAACGTGAGCCGTACTGTCATTGTGGCGCCAGAATGAGTTTGAGAGGAGAGGACAACGATGGCACAGAAAAAGCGTAAGAAAACCACCCGCTGCACAGCAAACGGTGTGCCGTTGGCCGCGAAGCTTGCCCGGGATCGCATGCTCCGGGAGGCAATGCAGCAGGCCGCGCACGATGCGACCGTACAGGTAGAGTCGGATATTCGCACCCAGCGGGCGCTTTGGCTGTCGGTTGCATCGATTGCGGATGCCTATGGATTCGGTCCGGAGCGTATCAAAAAATTCTTTGCGGCGCTTCAGGATAACAGCGAGGAGTTTGAGCGCATGAAGAACGAGGTCGATGAGGACTACGCCAACGAGAAGTTAAGGCTCAAGGCTGAAAGGGTTACCGGCATGGAGATTAAATATTTATACGAAGCAGAGGCACGAAGGGAAGACGTATTATGACTTACATGAAAAACTATGTGCAATACTTGGCAGATACCGAACTGAAACGAGCTAACGGATTACACCCGGCGTTTGCTTCGGCGCATGAGGGATGGGCGGTGCTGCTTGAGGAAATTCGTGAGCTGTCCAGCGAGACGCACGTCATCGAGGACATGCACCAGCTGGCGTTTGCCGATGTTATGCAGGACAGATCGGCGTGTGATGGCATTGCCTGTGTCTACGAGACCGCGATCCGCGCCGCATGCGAGGCAATTCAGGTCGCAGCCATGGCCAAGAAGTACATCGCGATGGAGGAGGGGCAGCATGAGCAAGCATTACGGTAAGCATCTATCCTGCACTGTATCCCCGCAGACTCTGTGGCATCTGCGCCGTCTGGCACGCATGAGCGGCTACGGCGATCAGCTTGGGCGCGTGGTGGATAAGCTGACACGGGAAAAGGTTCTGGAACTCAAACCGAAACGAGGTTATTATGATGAGTGCACAGGGCGTTTTTGAGATTGACCCATACATCAGAGATCGGCTGATTCGATTTCTGAAAGAGTATGTACGTTGGGAGGACGGCCAGGAGATTGATGTGATTATGGTTTCACCTGAGCAGGTGATTCGGCAGAGTATACTGTTTCTGATAAAGCAAAAGGTATTTACATACCAGGAAATGTCGGTGGAGCTGCGGCATTATGGCCTGCGGCTCTCTGCCGATCAGCTGAAACACTTTGCAATGCAAGGGTGTTTTCTGCGATAATATCACTAAATTTCCAAGCCTGATTTTGTGCACATAAAACGAATGTTCGCCCTTTGCTTGACAAGATTCGGAAAAACGGCTATATTAAATAACAGAAAGAAGGAATCACCCCAACACCGAGTTGGGCAAGAATAAAATAAGGCACTGTGCGGGGCTGAGCCCCGCATTTTTATACCCTTTTGCAGAAAAGTGTCCAATTTGGACACAGAAAGGAGAGGGAATGGCAAAACGAAGAAAAGTCATCCGGGCTGGGCGCTTGGTGTACGCAGCGGTGTACTCGACCGTGCACCCATCGGACAGTCCGGAAGCCAGAGCAGCTAAGACTAAGTGCTCGACGGCTGCGCGCCAGCGAATGAACATGAAATACGCATGGCAGAAGCTCGAGCTGCTGCTGGCGTCCAACTTCACGCCGCGCGATCTGGTCGTGACCCTGACCTATGACGACGATCATCTGCCGGATGATCGGGACGGTGCGGTGGATAAGATCAAGCGATTCTGGGTGCAGTTGCGCAAGGCGCGCCGGTTGGCCGGTCAGTCCCTGCGCTATGTCTATGTGACCGAGGGCGTGCACGGCGACAAGCGATTGCATCACCATGTCGTGATCGACGGCACGGGCGGGGACCTGGAAACCCTGCAAAGCCTGTGGCCGCACGGCGAGGTGCACATCGAGTATGTGGACGCCTACGGCTACGAGGCGCTGGCCAAGTACCTGACCAAGGAACCGCGTGAGCACGGCTCACCGAACGGCCTGCGCAGCTGGACGCCCAGCCGGGGACTAAAAAAGCCCGAACGGGAAAGCGGCTGGGTGCCGGACGACGTGACGCTGTGCGCACCGCCGGGTGCAACCGTGCTGGACAGCGACAGCATGGTCAATCAGTGGGGCGAGGTCAAGTACCTCAAGTACCTGCTGCCGGACAAACGACCGGAACGCAAGACACGACCAAGGCGGTCAAAACCGAGGAAAACAGCATAAGGCCTTATATTTTTCGGGCTTGAAACCCAGTATATCTTATGGAACACAATAGAGAATGCGTGCGCGGGCGCTTTACGAGGAGGGCGAGAGCGTGTATAATAAAACTGAAGAAAGTTATTGGCTGCACTGTCCTAAGTGTGGGACACGGCTGCAAAAAATGTTGAGGCGCACGGTCGCCTACGACTTGCCGCTGTATTGCCGCCAATGCAAAGTCGAAGTAATCGTGAATATCGGCGAGGAAAGAGTGAGAGCTGAACAGCCAGTGCCTACCTCGCGCGGAGAGCTAATGCCCGAGCTGAACAGCCAGTGCCAGAGCTAAGTTACCTACCATTCGTGGGTGATTTGGTTCTGGCACTTTTTTTGTTTTCGAGGAGGTGGGCCGAAATGGCCGAATGGAAAAGCCTGGATGTCCTGATCTGTGAATACACCGAGGCCCAGCGCCGACTGGAGGAGGCGATCGAGCGCAACCGTGCGCAGGCGGCTGAGAGCCGCAACATCGTCCAGCGTATGCGACTTGACCGTGCGTGCGAGGTCATGCGGCTGGAGCTTGCCAGCCTGACCCATCGCATCATCGAGATGCAGAACATTGTGAAGGAGCGTGAGAACCGTGAACGACATCAGCGAGAACAAGCGAGCAGCGGACGAAGTGCTGGCCGCAAAGCGATATGGCCTGATTGTGACTGTCCGGACGGAACACGTCGTGCTTGACCTGCCTGCGCGCATTGCACCTGAGCTGCGCGGCGACTGGGTGACGGTGTACGGCTATCACGGCGTGCAGGATAGCTTCCCGGCGCGGATCGTGCGCGGCATCTCGGCACAGCCTGCGGTGCGCTGCCCGATCTGCGGCGAGTCGGTCAAACCGGTGGGACAGACCTTCCGGTGTCCGTTCTGCACCCAGATGCTGCGGCGGGAGGACAAGGCGTAATGGCGCGAGCGTTTGCCAAGAAATTTTACAACAGCAAGGCGTGGAAGTCCTGCCGGGCGGCGTACATTGCCGAGCGCGTGGCCATTGACGGCGGTCTGTGCGAGACCTGCGGCTTGGTTCCAGGTCTGATCGTGCACCACACGGTCTGGCTGACCGAGGACAACGTGAACGACCCGGACGTCGCTCTGAACCATGCGCTGCTGCGCTACGACTGCCAGGCGTGCCACAACCGCGAGAGCGAGGACGGCAGCGGTGACCGGTGCATCATCGGCCCGGACGGCCAGCCGGTCGAAGTCAGACCGCCCCCCAGTACGCTGACCGGGGTGTGATGCAAAACGACCGAACGCCCCTCCTCGGAAAAATACACAGCTCACGCACAGGCCCCCCACCCGTTGACAGCCGGGCGAAAACGTGGCACGGGGGCGCGAATCACACAGCGCGCGCCATGCGCGTGCGCAGGAAGGAGGTGCCGGAAAATAACCGGATGTGAGGACAAAAAGGCGCTGGAAAGCGCAATCAAGAAAGAACAAAGGCGGCTTTTGAAGCTGTTTTCAGGCATTGAGGAGACCAAGAAGAAACTTGTCCTGGGTCTTATCGAGCGTGCGGCTTTTATGCGCGTGCAGCTCGACGAGCTTGAGGACGACCTCAACACCTACGGCTGGACCGAGTGGTTTTCCCAGGGCGACCAAGAGCCGTACAAGCGCAAGCGCCCCGAGGCCGAGGTCTATAACCAGACCAACGGTAATTATCAGAAAATCATCCGTCAGCTGACCGACCTGCTGCCCAAGTCGGTCGAAGCGCCGCCCGATGACGGGTTTGACAGCTTTGTCACGAGCCGTGAGACCTAACGAAACCCCATTTGCCGACCCCATCCGCGCGTATTGGGCAGCAATTGAGCGCGGGGACGTGGTGGTCGGTGACAAGATACGCCGTACCTACGCACACCTTGTGTCCAAATTGGACACCGATGCCGACGGTTATCATTACAGCCCGGCGCGCGCCGCGCACGTCATCGACTTCATCGAGCGCTATTGCCATCACTCCAAGGGCAAGGTAGGCGGTCAGCCGGTGCGCCTGGAGCTTTGGGAAAAGGCCATGCTGGCCGCCATCTTCGGCTTTGTAGACATGGACGGCAACCGGCAGTACCGCGAGGCGCTGCTGATCGTCGGCAAAAAGAACGGCAAATCCCTGCTGGCGTCGGCGGTCGGTCTGTACCTGATGATCGGCGACGGCGAGCCCGGCCCTGAAGTGTACGCGGTGGCGACCAAACGCGACCAGGCGAAAATCATCTGGCAGGAAGCCAAGCGCATGGTGCGCAAGTCGCCTGCACTCTTAAAGCGCATTAAGACCCTGACCCACGAGCTGACCAGCGAGGCGTTCAACGACGGTGTGTTCAAGCCGCTGGCCTCCGATTCGGACACGCTGGACGGTCTGAATGTCCACGGTGTCCTGATGGACGAGATTCACCAGTGGAAGGACGGGCGTGCGCTCTATAACATCATGGCCGACGGCACGACCGCACGCGAGCAGCCGCTGGTGTTCATCACCTCCACGGCAGGCACGGTGCGCGAGGACATCTACGACGACCGGTACGAGTACGCTGCACGCATCATCAACGGCTATGGCGACCCGGAGGGTGCACACGACCCGCACTTTATCGCCTTTGTCTACGAGCTGGACGCGCGGCGCGAGTGGACCGACCCGAACTGCTGGGCAAAGGCCAATCCCGGTCTGGGTACGATCAAGAACCGGCAGCAGCTGGCGGACAAGGTTGCGCGTGCCCAGGCAAACCCCAAGGAAGTCAAGAATCTGGTCTGCAAGGAGTTTAACATCCGCGAGACCACGACCGAGGCTTGGCTGACCTTTGAGGAACTCAACAACACGGCCTGCTACGATCTGGCCGAGCTGCGGCCACGCTATGGCGTGGGCGGCGTCGATCTGTCTGCGACCACCGACCTGACGGCTGCTGCCGTGATCTTCCAAGTGCCGAACGACCCGCACTATTATATGCGCATGATGTTCTGGCTGCCCGAAGCCCTGCTCGAGCAGCGTGTCAATGAGGACAAAATCCGGTATGACCTGTGGGTCGATGAGGGTTATGTCCGACTGTGTCAGGGCAACAAGATTAACTACCATGACGTCGTCCAGTGGTTTGTCGAGGTGCAGGAACAGGAAGACATCTACCTGCCGTGGATTGGCTACGATAGCTGGAGCGCGACCTACTTTGTGGACGAGCTGACCGACACCTTTGGCCCGTCCTGTCCCGAACCGGTCATTCAGGGCAAAAAGACCCTGTCTGCACCCATGCACGCGCTGGGCGCAGACCTCGCCGCAAAGCTGGTGATCTACAACAACAATCCGGTGCTCAAATGGTGCCTGGCGAACACCAGCTATGACGAGGACAAGAACGGCAACTGGCAGCCGTGCAAATCCACCAAGCCGACCCGGCGCATCGACGGCGCCGCCGCGCTGCTCGATGCATACACCGTCCTCGGACGGCATCTGGAAGAATACCAAAGCATGATTTGAGGTGATATTGTATGTCCCAATTATTTTTGAGAACATCCAACGGACAGGAAATTCCGCTGAGTATGAAGCTGGATAAGCTGGACGCTGATGAAATCATTGTCTTGCATTTAGGCTCGATTATGAATGCAAGTCATCAGCGAATTATTGAGGAGGAATATTCCGAACGATTTGGTCACAAGGTGGTCGTCGTGGATGCGCGCGTGAATCGTATTTACACCGTGAAGGGCAACGCAAACAGTGTGATGATCTGCGGCAACTGTCCCCATGGCAAGGGTGGGTGCGTATGAAGATCCTTGACCGACTGTTCGCCCGCGCATCCCCGGGCACTGTGCGCTATCAGATGGTGACCGAGCGGGGCAACGGGTTTTACGCATGGAACGGCAAGCTGTACCAGTCGGACATCGTCCGGGCGTGTATGCGTCCCAAGGTCAAGGGCGTGGGCAAGCTGGTCGGCAAGCACCTGCGTGAGACCATCGACCGCGAGGGCAAGCGCCGCATTGCGTATAACGCCGATGCGCGCCTGCGCTATCTGCTCGAGGAGCCTAACCCCTACATGACCGGTCAGAAATTACAGGAGAAGCTGGCCGCCCAGCTCGTCCTCAACAACAACGCCTTTGCTCTGATTATCCGAGACGAAAACGGCCTGCCGGTGGAGATTTACCCCATCACGGCAAGCTCGGTGCAGGCGATCTACCGCAAGGATGGCACGCTGTGTCTGGATTTCATCCTGGTCAACGGGCGGCGTATGGTGTTTGCTTACACCGACATCATCCACCTGCGTGCGGACTTCTGCGAGAATGATCTGTTTGGTTCGCCCTTGGCGCAGACGCTCATGCCGCTGATGGAGATCGTCGGCACGACCGATCAGGGCATCGTCAAGGCAATCCGCAACTCGTCGGTTGTGCGCTGGCTGATTAAGTACAATACGGCCATGCGCGATGACGCATTGACCGAGAAAGCCAAGGAGTTTGCCCAGCGGTTTCTGGATGTGGAGAACGGCAGCGGCGTGGTTGTCGTGGACTCCAAATCCGAGGCCACCCAGATTAGTCCCAAGGACTACGTCCCCAACGCGGCGCAGATGGACCGCACGACCCAGCGCATCTATGCAATCTTCAACACAAACCCCAAAATCGTCCTGTCGCAGTACAACGAGGACGAGTGGAACGCCTACTACGAAGCCGAGCTGGAACCCATCGTGCGCGAGCTGGGCGAGGAGTACACGCGCAAGCTGTTTTCCCGCCGCGAGCGGGCGGCAGGCAACCGGATCGTGTTCGAGGCGACCAACCTTGCAACGGCCAGCATGAGCACAAAGCTGGGATTGCAGGCCATGGTAGACCGCGGCGCTATGCTGCCGAACGAGTGGCGCGCCGTCCTCAACCTTGCACCCATCGACGGCGGCGATGTGCCCATCCGTCGTTTGGATACCGCACCCACAACCCAGACACAGGAAGGAGGAAGTGAAACGGCATGAAAATCGACATCAAGGGCGTGATCGTGGCCAATGATGACAAGTGGGTCTATGACTGGTTTGACATGGACGCGGTCGCGCCGCGTGAGGTACTGACCGCGCTGGACAGAGCGCCGAATGAGCGTGCCGACGTGTACATCAACTCGCCCGGCGGCAGCGTCTTTGCCGGCGGTGAGATTTATGACGCGCTGCGTGCGCACCCGGGCGGCGTGCAGATTCATGTGACCGGTCATGCCGCGTCGGCAGCGTCCATGATTATGTGCGCCGGGCCGTGTGACATTTCGCCCACGGCGCTTGTGATGATTCACAACGTATCCGGCGGCGCACAGGGCGACTATCACACGATGGACGCGACCAGCGAGACGCTGAAAAAGGCCAATCAGGCGGTCGCCGCTGCGTACCGGCACAAGACCGGCAAGAGCGAAAAAGAGCTGCTGGCGCTCATGGACAAAGAGACATGGATGACCGCGCAGGAAGCCATCGAGGCGGGCTTTGCCGACGGCCTGACCGAGTCCGCACGACCGCTGCCGCTGACGGCATCGTTTTCCGGTATGCTGCCGCAGGCGGTTATTGACAAGCTGCGCGCCGAGCGCGCCAAACATCCGCCCATGACTGCGCAGGACAAGGCCCGCGCAGAACTGGAACTTTTGACTTTAGGAGGAAAGACGAGATGAACAGAGACACCTATCTGACAAAGCGCGAGACCCTGCTGAACGAGGCACGCGCCCTGATCGAACAGAGCGACCTGACCGGCTATAAGGCCAAGAAGGACGAGATCGAAGCCCTCGACCGCCAGTTTGACGAGGAAGCGCAGGCACAGGCTGCGCTCAAGGCACTCGAAGGCCGCCAGCAGAACCCGCAGGCGGTGCAGAATCTGATGAACCTCGGCGGCGCGGTCGTCACGACCGGTCAGATGCAGCCGGGCACGGGCGAGCAGACCCCGGATGACCCGCTGAACAGCGTGGAATACCGCCGCGCGTTTATGAACTACGTCGCCAAGGGCGCGGCGATTCCCCAGAATCTGACCAATCAGAATCAGGTCACCAAGTCCACCGACGCGGGCGCACTCATCCCGACCATCGTGGTCGAGAAGATCATCGAGAAGGCCAAGAGCCTGGGCACCATCCTGTCGCTGGTCACTAAGACCAATTTCCCGGGCGGCGTCAAGATTCCGGTCTCGCAGGCGCGTCCGACTGCAACTTGGGTCGCTGAGGGCGCGGGCAGCGACAAGCAGAAGCTGTCCATTCAGGACGTGGTCTTTGCCTACTACAAGCTGCGCTGCGCGGTCGCTATGACCTTCGAGGTAGCCAACCTGTCGCTCGACATCTTCGAGGCGCACTTTATCCAGGTGGTATCCGAGGCCATGGTCGAGGCGCTCGAGCAGGCGATCATTAACGGTTCCGGCTCGGGTCAGCCCAAGGGCATCCTCAAGGAAACCCCGAACGAGGGTCAGGCGCTCGAGGTTGCCGCAGATGGCAAGCTGGACTATGCGCTGCTGTGTGAGGCCGAGGGCGCACTGCCCGATGCATACGAGCCCGATTCGGTCTGGCTGATGAGCAAAAAGACCTTTATGCAGTTTGTGGGCATGGTGGACGCAGATGGCCAGCCGATCGCGCGCGTAAATTACGGTCTGGGCGGCAAGCCCGAGCGCTACCTGCTCGGCCGCCCGGTTGCGATCAACAGCTATATTCCCGACTACAAACCCACCGTGGAGGCCGACACCATCTTTGCCGCCATCTTCCGCATGAAGGACTACGACCTCAACTACGCCGCCCAGATGGTCATCAAAACCTATGAGGACAACGACACCGATGACACCGTAACCAAGGCCATCCTGCTGGCCGACGGCAAGGTGCTGGACAAGTCCTCGCTGGTCACCCTGACCAAGAAGCAGGCAGGCGGCTGAAATGGCGGTACTCGAACAGGTACACGCAGCGCTGCGGCTCAAAAGCCGCGCACTCGACGACGATGAGATCACGCCCCTGATCGAGGCGTGCAAGGCCGATCTCAGGATGCACGGCGTGCGCCGGGTGGACGAGACCGACCCGCTGATCGCCCGCGCCATCGTGCTGTACTGCAAGGCGTACTTTGGCTATGATGACCAGACCGAGCGCTGGCAGGCGTGCTACGACGGTCTGCGGGACAGCATGGAGCTGTCGGGCGACTACCGAGAGGAGGCGTAAGCCGTGCGCTTTGTAGATTTGATCCTTGTGTCCAAATTGGACACGGAGGGTAAGCTAGACGCCGACGGCTATCCCATCCCGGACGAGACCTCGACCGAGGTTTACGCCGAGATGGGCGAGGTCAAGCGGCTGGAGTTTTACGAGGCGCTGCGCGCGGGCACTCGGCTTTCCTGCGTGTTCCGCGTGCGCGTGCCGGACTACGCCGGTCAGACCATCGTGGAACTTAACGGCAAGCGGTACAAGGTCGAGCGGGCGTATAGCAAGGATGGGGAGTGGATGGAGCTGAACTGCTCCGAGCTCCCCACGGCAAAAGGAGGTGTGACAGATGCGGGGTCTTAATGAGCGGCTGATGGACGCGCTTACGCCCGTCCTGCCCACCATGCCGGGCACTTACACCGGGAGCCATGACACCTATCTGGCATTTAATTATGATACGACCGGCATGGGATACGGCGACAACCAGCCCGCCGTCGAGCGGGCGCTCATCCAGGTGCATCTGGTTGCGCCCATGACGGCCAACACAGTAGAAACCCGCAAGGCGGTCAAGCGAGCATTGTTTGCCGCCGGGTTCGGCTGGCCGAGCATGACCGATGCCTCGGATAAGCTCGGGCAGCACTATGTGTTCGAGTGTGAGAGCGTGGAGGTGGATTTATATGCCGATGACGGTTGACGGACTGGACGGTCTGCTGCTCGATCTGGAGGCGCTCGCAGATCTGCCGGACGATACCATGTCCAGCATGCTCCATGCGGGCGGTGAGGTCATCGCCCAGGCACACAAGAGCGCGATTCAGTCGGATGGTCTGGTCGATAGCGGCCAGCTGCGCGACTCGATCAAGGTCTCGGCCAAGGTGCGGCGCACGAGCAGCGCACGGTCGGTCGAGATTTATCCCCAAGGCAAGCGCACCGACGGCACCCGCAATGCCGAGGTCGGCTTCATCCATGAATACGGCGCACCCGGGCGCGGCATTCCGGCCAAACAGTGGATGCGCAAGGCAAACGAACGGGCTGAGGATGCAGCGTGCACGGCAGCCGAGGAAGTATACGACGACTATTTACGGAGCAAAAACCTGCTCTGATAGACAAAGGAGGAAAACAAATGGCAGCATTTGGCGCAAAGTATCCGAGATTTGCACCCAATAAGACGGTCACGCCCGAGGGCGTCGTGACCTATGACGCGCCGGTGACCATCGGCGCACTGAACAAGGCAGACTTGACCGTGACCATGGCATCGGGCAAGGTGTACGGTGACAACGAGCTCCAGGAGTCCATTGACGAGTTCGTGTCCGGCGCACTTGCAATGGAGACATCCGATATGGAAGACGCGGTTGCAGGCAAGATTTACGGTGCCACGGTGCTGGAAAAGCTGTGTACCTATAATACTGGCGATACACCGCCTGAGGGTGGACTGGGCTATTATAAGACCCTGGTACGAGGCGGCAAGAAGATTTTTAAGACGGTATTCTATCCTCGTGCCAAGGCGGCAATCGGCAACGATACGGCGGCGACCAAAGCCGACTCGATCACGTTCTCGACCGTTGCGACCAACTGGACGATTATGGCCGACAAGAAGGGCAACTGGCGTCTGACCGAGGAGCACGACACCGAGGAAGCCGCAAAGGCATGGCTGGATACCAAGATGGGTGTCGCGAGTGACGCGTGAGCCTATGCGCAGTGTAACGACAGAGTGGCAGGGCAAGACCTATCATCTGCTGTATAACGGCCGGGCGATGTTCGCGGCACGCGATGCGCTTGGCGATCAGGACATCATTGCAGCGCTGACCCAGCCGGGCGCAGCCGGTATGCAGGCCACGGTGCAGGCGTTTTGCATCCTCGCCGAACAGGGCGAGCTGGTGCGCCGCATGGATGGCCACGCGCGCGGCTCCATCCCGGATGCGGATGATGTTGCGGCACGCATCATGCCTGATGAGCTGATTGAATTGCAGCAGGCGGTGGTAAATGCGGTCATGCGCGGCTACCACCGCGACCAGCCCGAGGAGGAAATCGACCTCGGTCTTGCAGAACTTCAAAAAAAAACGGAATGACCGTGGCGCAGTATCTGCGCTCGGGCATTGTGTGCGGCCTGTCCAGCCGGGAGGTGCTCAGCCTCCCGGTTGGGGTCGTGTTTGACCTCGTATCCCTGCACAATGCAGGCGTCACGAAAAGGGAGGAGTAAATGGCTGAGCGTAAAATCTCGACGCGCTTTGCCGTCGAGGGCGAAGACCAATATAAAAAGAGCATTGCTGACATCAATGGTCGTCTGAAAACACTGAAAAGTGAGCTGGCACTGGTGCAGAGCCAGTACGCTGGGCAGGAAAACAGCATGGAGGCGCTCACGGCCAAGGGTCAGACTTTGGCTGCTATGTACGCCACCCAGCAGGAGAAGGTCGAAGCAGCTCGGGCGGCACTTCAAAATGCGTCTACGATGCAGCAGAAGTACAGCGAAGAGGTTGCCAGGAGTCAGCAAAATCTGGCAAATGCGCAACAGGAGCTTGCCGCGTTGGGTGAAAGCACCTCGGTAAGCGCTGAGGAGCAAAAGAAGCTGCAGCAGAATGTAGAGGACTGCCAGAAGGCACTCGAGGACGCCGAAAAGCGTCAGCGTGCATCTGAGCAGAGCATTCAGAAGTGGCAGCAGTCCATGAACTATGCGCAGATCGAGCTGAACCGTCTGGGGACTGAGATTAACAACAATAACGCTGCACTGGAAAGTGCGCAGCAAGCCGCAGACGCAGCCAGTGCATCCATGGACGAAGTGGCAGAGAGCGCGGCAGAGGCCGCCGACGCTGTCGAGGATATGGGTGAGGACGGCGGCGACGCCATTGACACCATGGCGCAGGCGCTGACGGGCGCAGGTGTTGTGGCGGCGCTCGATCAGATCAAGGACACCCTGCTCGCCTGCGCTGAGGCATCGAGCGAACTGTCCCAGGCCGAGAGCGTACTCACCAACAATACAAACCTCTCAGGCAATGAGCTCGAGCGCTACCGGCTGCTGCTGCGCCAGCTGTACGGCGATAACTATGGCGAGTCCATGGATGATGTCGCCCAGACGCTCGCAGCCGTGCGCCAGCAGCTGGACGCCGACTGGCCGACCGACCAGCTGAAAACCGTCACCGAGGACGCGATCACGCTGCGTGATACGTTCGGCTATGAGGTCACGGACAGCATTCGCGCCGCGAAAGCCCTGGTTGATAACTTTGGCGTTGACGGTGACGAGGCGTTCCGGCTGATCGCTGAGGGCGCACGCAACGGCTTGGACTATTCGGGCGAGCTGCTGGACACCGTCAGCGAGTACAGCGTGCAGTTCAAGAAATTGGGCTTGTCTGCCAATGATATGTTCAAGGTTATGCAGTCGGGCGCGGACAACGGCGCTTGGAACCTGGACAAGATTGGCGACGCATACAAAGAGCTGTCCATCCGCGTCGTGGATGGTTCAGACACGACTGCCCAGGGATTTGCAGCCATCGGCTTGAACGCCGAGCAGATGGCGCAGAAGTTCGCGCGCGGCGGTGAGAGTGCAAAGGCTGCCTTGCAGCAGACCACGCAGGCGCTCGCGGCGATGGATGACCCGGTGCAGCAGAACATTGCAGGCGTGAACCTGTTCGGCACCATGTGGGAGGATCTCGGCGCGACGGTTGTCACCCAGATGGCCAGCATCACCGAGGGTACTTACGGTGCTGCGGATGCCATGGAAAACCTGCGCGAGAACCGTCTGGACGACCTGAGCGAAGCGTCTGAGCACCTGGACCGCAACATGCAGCTGCTCGCCGCGACAGCGGGCGACGCAGTTGTCCCGGCGCTGGCCGACGTCAAAAACGCCGGTGCAGATGCGCTGGCGGTTGCAACCGACTGGTTGGCGCAGAATCCGCAGATCATGCAGGTCATCACCGCACTGGTTGCGGGATTTGCCATCCTTGCGGGTGGCGTGACTGCCTATACGGCTGCTGTCGCAGCAGCTAAGGTAGCGACCGCAGCTCTCACGGCCATGATGGAGACCAACCCGTATATCCTGGTTGCGACGGTTGTGCTTTCGCTGGTGGCTGCAATCGGCACCTATGTCCTGACCGCTGGCTCAGCCTCGGACAAGACACGGGAACTGAATAAGAATCTCGAGGAGATCAAGAGCACCCACGAGCAGAACGTCAGCACGATCAATGCGACGGCCGAGGCTGCCCAGGGCTATATTGACAAGCTGGCTGCACTCGAGGCACAGAGCAGCATGACCGATGTTGAGCAGCTGGAGTATAAGCAGACGGTAGATGAGCTTAACGCCCTGCTGCCTGACCTCAACGCCAAGATCGACGAGCAGACCGGTCTGCTCATCGGCGGCGCGGAAGCCCTGCGCGCTAATACTGAGGCATGGCAGGAAAACGCCCTCGCCCAAGAGATGCAGGAACGGTATCAAGAGGTGCTGGACGGTCAGGCCGAAGCTACGGTCAACCTGACTGAGAAAAAGCTGGCGTTGCGAGATGCCGAAGCTGAGATGAATGATCTCTACACTGAGATGCAAGATGTGCAGCGGCAGTTACAGGAGACCGAAGAAGATTCGGGGCTGACCATCGAGGAAAAAACTGCGACCATTAGCAGCTTGCAGGAGCGCATGAACGAGCTGACCGATGCCTACACCCGGGCGAGTGACGAAGTGGATCGGCAGAGCGAAGCCGTAGACGAGGCCCAAGGCGTGTTGGATGGCTACACAGAGGAAGTCGAACACGTCCAGGAGGTTCAGGATGAGCTGGCAAATTCCAACCAGACCGTCGCGGACAGCGCCGCCAATGTCGAAAGCGCACTGGCCGATGTGCAACAGGCATACCAGGACGCCAAAAACGAAGCCCGGGAGAGCATCGACGATCAGATCGGTGCCTGGGACGAGATGGACAACAAGACCACCACCTCGGTCAGTACACTGAAAGCCAATCTGGACAGCCAGGCGACCTATCTGAAACAGTATTCGGCCAACCTCGAGGCGCTTTCCCAGCGCAATGTCGAGGGGGTGGACGTACTGGTCCAGGCGTTGTCGGATGGCTCGACCGAAAGCGCAGAGATCCTGCGCGGTTTGGCCAGCGCCTCGGATGAACAGATTCAGGCGGTTGTGGACAGTATGGGCAAGGTGGAGGAGGGCAAAGAGACCTTTTCCAGCACCGTTGCCCAGCTGGCACCCGAAGTCAAAACGGCTATGGATGCAGCGGTCGCAGAGGCCAACCGCTACGATGAGATGTACGCAGCCGGACAAAACGCCATGCAAGGTGCGGTCAATGGCGCGGAATCTATGCGACGAAGCGTTTGGAGCAAGTTCCATGAGATGGGCGTCCTGTCCGATTCGGCCTATAAAGCTGGTCTGGACGAACACTCGCCGTCAAAAAAGACCTTTCAAGCAGGTGTGTGGGCGATGCAGGGTGCAATCCTTGGCGCAGAGTCCATGCGCAATCCGATTGCAGGCGCGTTTCTGGGGCTGGGCTTGTATGCAGCCAACAAGTTTGCCGAAAAATGCAAAATTGAGCTCGATCCGGACGAGACCGCCGCGCAGGCCGAAGCCCAGATGCAGGCCTATGTCGATGAGATCGAGGAGCAGGCCGAGCACGCCAAGAAGGTCATGGAGTGGGCTGGCGAGGATATTCAGAAAGCCTTGGTCGATCACGGTTACTCGGAGGACATGGCCAAAGAGTTTGTCAGCCGGTACGACGAGATGTGCCAGCAGGCGGTCGAGAAGGTCAAAGAGGCGCAAGACCAGATGCAGGAGCAGCTGGACGCCTTGCAGGAACAGTGGGAGGCAGCCATCAAGGCTCGGGATGAGTTTGAGAAGAAACTGTCTGACTTTGGCGACCTCTACATCAAGGACGAAGATCGATACCAGCTGGAAGACCTCAACCGGCAGATGGAGCAGATGCAGCACTATGGCGAGGTGCTGTCCGAGCTTCAGAAGCGCGTCCCGCAGAGTCTGTTCAGTGAGATCGCGGGCATGAACCTAGAGGACGCGGTCGGCTACGGTGAGCAGCTGCTGGCACTCAGTGACGAGGATTTCGAAGCCTACGTCACAGCATGGGAAGAAAAGCAAGGTCTTGCAAGTGAGCTTGCCCAGCAGTTCTACGGTGAGCAGGTGCGCCAGTTCGAGGAAGAGTATCAGGCCAAGATGCAGGAGGCCTACACCCAGATGCAGAGCATGGCATTTGACAACAGCGCCGAGATCGTTCGGCAGATGGTGCAGGGCTTGCAGTCCGAGCGCGACGCACTGGAAGCCGAGGCACGCAGGCTGCAAGAGATTATGAGCGGTGCAATGGGGTGGCGCGTCAGCGCAGCCGATGTGGATGGCTCGCACGCGGGCGGTCTGGCGTATGTGCCGTATGACGGATACGTTGCCGAGCTTCACAAGGGCGAGCGGGTGCTGACCGCTGCCGAGGCGCGCGCCTATATCGCAGCCAATACCCCGGCGTCCATCGAGGTCGCCCAGCCCACGCTGGACAACGCGCAGGTCGCGTCCATGGTCGGTTCGGCTTTGTCCACCATCCTGCTGGGCACCGAGCAGAGCGCGAGCGGTGACCTGTATTTGTCGCTGTCAGTCGATGGCACCGAGTTTGCGCGAGGTATCCTGCCGCATTTCCGCGCGGCGGCGGACCAGTCGCCTGAGATCAAGAGTGATTTACGTATCAACTAAGAGAGGAGGACGTCGATGGAGAAATCCCCGCAGCTTATTATCAACGGCATCCAGCTGCCGTTTGTGAGCAATGACCGATACAGAGGCTACGAGGACGAGCTGGGCGTCGTGGAAACCATGGCCGACGGCTCGAGCGTGTTCGAGATTCAGGGCATGGTCTGGCGCGTGGGTTACAGCTGTGATAAGCTGCCGGACGATACGTTGCGTGCGCTTCTGCCGCTCCTGCGGCGTAAACAGGAGCTGTCTGTCGCGTTTGTACCCGAGGGTGAGACCACCATGCGGTCGGCGGTCATGTTCTGCGACAGTCTGCCCACGCGCCCGAGCGTGGCATTTGTCAAAGCCGGTTCGCCGGTTTGGCACAATCTGGCGTTTACGCTGCGCGAGGTGTACGCCCATGATTGACAGATCGAGCGCATACGACCAGGCGATCACCGCGCGGCGTCGGCGCATCACCGTCCGTGCGACCTTCGACCTGCGCGACCCGGATGCGGTAGTTTCGGGTGCGGCCAGCTCGGCGCAGAGCCCGTACAGCCAGATTGCACAGGTCTACGATGAGATCACCGATCAGACTGATTTCAAGTTGGGTACGCTCGAACAAGATCGCATCCAGCTGGACGGCTCCTGGGCGCTGCCGCCCGACGATCCGGACGAGGTTAAGGCCGAACAGCTGGGCTGGTGGGGGGGTGTACTATCCGGTGCGGACGGTACATTCTCCAGCCCGCAGCCTTATATCGAGCTGTCATTTTCGGGTATGTCCATCTTGCAGGCGTTCACGCTCTGGTTCAGCCAAAACAGCTATGACGGCGTGCCCGAGTCCTTTCGGGTGGACGTGTATAGCGCTGCGACGCTGGCGTTTTCGCGCATTGTCGAAGGCAACGTCGACCATCAGGTGCTGATCGAGCAGTTTACCGTGTACGACCCGACACGCATCCGCATCACCATGCTCAAATGGTCGCGGCCGTACACCTACCCACGTCTGACCGATCTGTTTTTCGGCTTGTTCGAGCAGTGGAGCGGACGGGATATTTGCAGCGTGGATGTGCTGACCGAGTCCACCTTTACGGGCTTGTCACTGCCGTACTCGACGTGCGACTTAGAGGCGTACAACAAGGGGCACCGCTTCGACCCCTACGCGCCCAACTCGCTGTTTTTGTCCATTGAGGAGCGACAGGCCATCCCGATCGACTGGGGCATCTACTTACCCGACGGCACGATCGAGTGGGTGCCGGGCGGTTGGTACTATCAGCAGTCGGGCGGCTGGGAGATCAAAGACCTGACCGTTCGTTGGTCGCTGGTGGACATTATCGGTATGCTGGTTGACCGCAATTACAGTCCACCGGACACCCTGCCGACCACACTCGGCGGCTGGATCGCGTCCATCGTCGCCTGCCTGGGTGTCAATCTGGCCGGGCGTTACATCGTAGATGACGAGGTCAAAGACCTTGCGCTGAGCGCTGCTGTCGAGGACGTGACCGATCTGACCTGTGGCGATGTGCTGCGCTATGCTTGCATGGCGACGGCCGCCTGTGCACACCAGGACTTTAAGACTGGCTTCCTGCGTGTCTCCAAGCGCGGTTATGATACCGGGGCGAACATCACTGGCAGCAATATGCCGTCATGGCCCAAGATGCAGGCCAACGAGGAGATCGCGGACATCACCTTTAAGCTGGATGACAACCAAGAGGTCACCTTCCCGGGCACCAATACGGCCTCGGATAAGTCCTTGACCGTTGACAATCCCTTTGTACATACCGCAGACGACGCCCGGCGCGTGGTGTCTAACGTCATGAGCCAGTACGGCGGGCGCAAGTTTACTGTGCGCAGCCGTGGTAATCCGGTCAGCGAGACCGGAGACATCGATACCGTGGCGACTGCTTTCGGCACGACCATTTCCGCGCGCCGGTACAAGCAGCAGCTCAAACTGGTGGACGGCGTGATGCGCAATTTGCCGTCGTACCTCATCCAGACCGACACGGACAAGAGCTATGACCATACGGTTATCCTAACCGGTGCGGGCAACTGGAAAGCCCCGACCGGCGTTACCGAAATCTATGTACAGCTTGTCGGCGGCGGTGATGGCGGCGACGGCGGCGAGGGCGGAGACGATCTGAATATAGACGGTGACAGCTACGAGCCGAAACCCGGAACGGCTGGAAAGGGCGGTAAAGTATACATTTCCGCGCTTTCAATCAACAGCGGTCAGAAATTCTCCTACTCCTGTGGCAAAGGCGGTAGGGGTGGTGCTGGCGGCGCAGCCGGTGCAACGAACTGGGCTGGAACTCATACACCCCCCGAACCCGGAAAACCCGGAACTCTTGGTACAGCTACCACGTTTGGTGTATATTCATCGGCAAATGGCAAAAGCTACCCGGCAGGCATTACGGATGTAGAGACCGGCAAATATTACGCCGCAGACGGGATGGACGGAAAAGAACAGATGGATGAACCAAGACCGGGTAAATCTGGTGCGACAAACACCGGTAACGCCGGAAGCGGAGGCGATAGCGGAGCAAATGGATACCACAAGGTAACTCGCTTACCGGGTCATATTTCCGTTACTAGTATTACAAACCCTTCCGGCGGGGCACGCGGTGGAAACGGCGCAGATGGTGTTATCATCATCAAATACAATAACCCGTGAGGTGATCTATGGAACAGTTAAATTACAATCACTCAGCGCAAGAATTCTGGAACTACTCTGATCTTAACCGGGTAGAGGAGTGGACAAAATACTTGTGTCAGCAATTGAACCTCTATGGATATGCAGTGCAAGTTACCTCGAAAATATGGACTTCTGGAGAATATCCCACCCCGACACAGCTTGAACGAATCCGGTCAAATATCAATGCGCTACAAAACGTGTGGTTTGCTGTCCCGGAATGGCGCGAGCTGATGGCAGTACATCGCCCAGACGGTCGAGAAACCATCAACGCCGAGCAGGTGAACGCGCAGGAATGGGATTTGCAACAGATGCATGACTATTTGCAAGCTATGGTCAAGGTGTTTGAGTTAAAACAAGCCGGTACACAGTTTATGATTGCAGGAGGTGTATTGAATGCAGGATAGAGTGCCCACACCGGGCAAGGAAAATCGTGTGCGTATCCGTTTGGATGACGGGCAGACAATCGAGGGCGTATTTGAGTATGCGGACGAAGCTACCGTACAAGGTAGTGCATACAACAAGGCAAATGTGCTGCCGGACAGCACTTGTAGCACTCTGGAATTGCCTACATCAGCCGAGCCCAAGGATGCATTTGAGCATGCTACACTACCTGAATATGGGTTGAGGATTGGTGACTTAATTGGGTCTGAGAGAGGTTTGCCTGCTAGCTTTTTATCTGCAAATGGTGGGGGAGCGTCTCGTGAGTTATACCCCGATCTGTACAAATTACTAGGAACAAAATATGGTTTCTCTAGAACAGTAACTCGATATAAGAACCTTA